TCAAATGACGTTTACATTGGTCAGCTTGTATTTATTAGATCAGGAACAGGTGACGATCAAGTGGGCAATGTTATTGCCTATGATGGGACAACTAAGATAGCAACTGTAGCTCATAATTGGGCTGTAACACCTGATTCAACTAGCGGGTACGCTATGCTTCCTTTACAGAGTAGTAATGACTTAGTAGCAGAGGCTGTCTGGACATATACGAGGCCATAACTATGGACGCTTGGAACACCATGTTATCCACAAGTACAGCATCTTCTGGTGCTGATGCTTGGGTACATCTAAACAGTCAAGGGAGTGGTGGTGATATCATTCAAGTGGTGGCCCCTGACACTATTCTGGTAGACTTCAGCGAAACCGCTATTGAGCTATTAGATGCAGGGTCAGAGATTGGCATTACATCACAGGCAGCGGGCATCACTGTTACCACTACGGCGACAGAGATTGGAACCGATCAAACGGGAACAGAGATAGATGTCAACACAGACTAGAAAGCAAGGCGAGACGGCTTACTTCAACTACAGCCCTAGCCCTAGCGAAGACGTGTCAGCAGGATGGACTTGTAATATCACTGTGACTCGTGACCTCGATGCAACCCCTGCAATAGATCGCCCCGTGACGACTTTCGTTGCTGGTAGTACCGGCTTTGCGGCTTCACTTACTACCGAGGAAACTGCGGCATTGGCTCCCGGCACTTATATCGTCATCGGACAGCTAACCAAAACGAGTGCAACGCCTCCGCTTAACAGAGAGGCTCACTCCGTACTAAAAATAGTACAGCAAGGTAAATTATGAGCGATCATTTTGATTATGTCGTGAGGCCGGTGGCTTCATTGATACCCTATATCAACAACTCCCGAACTCACTCTGATGAACAGATCACTCAGGTGGCAAGTTCCATCAAGGAGTTTGGCTTTACCAATCCAGTGCTGATAGACGAAGTTGGAGCGATTATAGCGGGGCATGGGCGCGTTTTAGCTGCAAAGCTGTTAGATATTACCGAGGTTCCCTGTATCGTCTTAGATGGCCTTACAGAAGCTCAGAAGAAGGCTTATGTTATAGCCGACAATCAACTGGCTTTGAATGCCGGATGGGACATTGATACCCTAAAGCTGGAAGTAGAGAATCTGCAAGAGCTTGATTTCGATATTGAGTTGCTGGGATTTGATGATGACTTTCTGTCTGGGCTGCTTGAGGACGACCCGTTAGCAGGGCTAACCGATGAGGATGAATGCCCGGAGCCTCCAGAGGTTCCAGTTAGCAAGCTGGGTGATGTCTGGATATTGGGCAACCACCGGCTGATGTGTGGCGACTCAACCAGTATCGATGCGGTTGAGAGGCTGATGGATGGGCAGAAGGCGGATATGTGGCTCACCGACCCTCCGTATAACGTTGATTATAAGGGCAAGACCAAAGACGCATTGAAGATATCGAACGACTCAATGGTTAACGACGATTTCAGGCAGTTTCTGGTTGACGCATACACAGCAGCAGACGCTGTGATGAAGTGCGGAGCAGTATTCTATATTTGGCATGCCGATAGCGAGGGATATAATTTTAGGGGGGCTGCAAATGATATCGGGTGGCAGATTCGACAGTGTTTGATCTGGAAGAAATCATCAATGGTACTGGGCCGACAAGACTATCACTGGAAACATGAGCCATGTCTTTACGGGTGGAAAGATGGGGCTGGTCACCTCTGGTCTACCGATAGAAAGCAGACAACAATCCTTGAGTTTGACAGGCCTAATCGCAATGCCGAACATCCAACGATGAAGCCGATAGCGTTGTTTGAGTATCAGATGCTTAACAACACAAAGGGGTCAGACCTTATCCTTGATAGCTTTGGCGGTAGTGGAACCACAATAATTGCGGCAGAGAAAAACGGGCGAAGCGCGAGGGTTATGGAATTTGACCCAAAGTATACCGATGTCATTATCAGCCGCTGGCAAGACTTCACTGGCAAAGAGGCTGTCCACGAGGACACCGGCGACAAGTTTAACGATATGTCCATCAATGGCAGGATTGGCGAATATGGAATGGCCGACGCATGAGCGAGATAGGTCGTCCAGCATGGATTCCCACTCCAGAGATATGCTCCAAAGTTGAGTCTCTGGCTGCTCAGGGTTTAACCATTGAGCAGATAGCTAGATCGTTGGGCATTGGTGAGGCCACGGTATATAACAAAAAACGGGAATACCCGGAGCTAGTTGAAGCTCTTGCAAACGGCAAGGCTAAAGGTATTGCCTCTATTACGAACGCGCTATTCAATAAAGCCAAGAAAGGCGATAACACCTCGATGATCTTTTACCTGAAAAATAGAGACAGAGAGAACTGGGGCGAGCATACAGAAGCACATCCAGCCAACATAAACCTGACGATCAATCGCCCAGATCGTAGCTAAATGGAAATAAACCCCACCATCCCACAAGATGACTTCATCTTTGGCGATGACCAGTTCCCCGCCTTTGTGGGTGGTTTTGGGTCAGGCAAGACGGATGCGTTAATCATTCGCCGCATACTGGGGATGATAGCCTACCCGAAAAACAGTTTCGGTTTTTATGAGCCAACCTATGACCTTATAAGACAAATTGCATGGCCTCGCTTTGAAGAAAAGCTAGAGCAGATGCAAATACCCTACAAACTAACCAAAAGCCCCACCAATGAATTACAGGTTGAGGGCTGCGGCAAAATCATATTCAGATCAATGGACACGCCTCAAAGGATTATTGGTTATGAGGTGGCGGATAGTGATGTTGATGAGCTAGACACCCTGAAGGAAAAAGATGCGGCCTATGTTTGGCGGCAGATCGTCGCCCGTAACCGGCAAAAGAAGTTTGATGGCTCTAGGAATACCATTGCGGTAGCGACAACCCCGGAAGGCTTTAAGTTTGTCTATAACACTTGGGAGAAAAGCCCGAAATCCGGTTACAAGATTATCAGAGCGCCAACCTATAGCAACCCATATCTGGATGCTAATTATGTTGAGAGTTTGCGGGATATATACCCGCCTCATTTGCTTGATGCTTATATTGAAGGCAGGTTTGTCAACCTTATTGCAGGGTCAATCTACGGCTGCTTTGATCGAGAATTGAACGGAACCACCGAGCGAATCAGACCTCGGGAACCACTGCATATCGGGATGGATTTCAACGTCAATAATATGACTGCGATTGTTCATGTTATTCGGGATGGCAAAGCCTACGCACTAGATGAGATCAATGGGGTGAAAGATACCCCTGCCATGATTGAGGTGATAAGGGCTTATTATGACGATCACAATATTATGGTATATCCTGACGCTTCTGGTAACTCCAGAAAAACAGTGGATGCCTCGACCAGTGACCTTCAATTACTGAGGGATGCCAAATTCAGAGTGGTTGTTGACCCTGCTAACCCCAGAGTGAAGAACCGGCTAATGGCCATGAATGCAATGTTTTTAAATGCTACAGGTGATAGACGATATTTTGTGAATGTCGAGAAATGCCCAGACTATACGCTGTGCCTTGAACAACAGGCATACGATAAGAACGGGGAACCGGATAAGTCAGGCGATCTAGATCACGCGCCTGATGCCGCTGGATATTTTATCCATCAACGATTCCCAATCGTTCGCAGAACAGCCAAAGTGACAGAGCTTAGATTATGACTGATACAGTTCGCACCCCAGATGAACGCTATTTGCAGATGCAAGATGATGTAAGCCTTGCCAATGCTTTGCTCGGTGGTAGCAACGCAATGAGGGCGGCGAAAAATATGTTCCTTCCCCAAAATGAAGCCGAGACAGATTCTAAGTATGCCCGGAGGCTGATTCGCTCTTTCCTCTACGGGGTGTTCGAGAATACTGTTGATACTATGGCCGGGAAACCTTTTGCGAAGGAGATAAGTGTTCAGGGCGTTCCTGAAGGCATTATGGCCTCATTGGATAACATTGATAGACAAGGGCGCGACATTACCGCTTTTGCTTGCGATGTCCTCCAGCACACTCTGGCGAAGGGTATGACCTATATCCTCGTTGACTTCCCGCAATCTCCACTAGAGGGAGATAGATCACGACAACAAGAGCAGGATTTAGGTTTATCACCTTATTGGGTTCACATTAAACCAGAGAATATGCTGGGAATAGATTTTGACTATGAGAATGGTTCGTTGGTTGTTCACAGCCTGAGAGTGCTGGAAACATACCAAGAGCGCGCTGAAGGATTCACCCGCACCACCAAAGAGCAAGTCAGGGTTATTTATCCTAATTCGTTTGAGGTATGGCGCAAGGCAGAAAACCAAGAATGGAAGCTATGGGATGAAGGGCTGCGCAGTATTGGCAAGGTAACGCTAGTGCCGGTCTACTCCAAGCAGTCAGGCCCATTCATGTCGAAGAATGT